GTCCCGCAGCATTGCCCCTTGGACTTGGAACTCCGTTGAGGCTTTGAGTTGGAACTCCTCGGCCTCGGTTTCATTGAAAAGGTATGCAAGGTTGGAACCATTGCGAATTGCGTCCCGGACATCGGCGGGGAGGGTTACCTTGGTGTGGCTAGGAAGGGCGAATTTGCTCATGGGGTGACATTATGGCTTAACCGAATCATTGGCAACAGGAATCGCACGGAGCCTTGCTATTTCTTCCTGCACCCAAACCGGCAACCCATCATCCGGGGTGTGCATGGAGCAACTTCCGCTCCCATAGCCAAACCCACAATCCCCCGGCTCGGGTTCGATCTCCTCAAAGGGTTGCAAGCGGTCAAGGATGCGCATTTTGCCAAGGTCGGCGGTTGCTTCCCAACTCATCCCATCCCCGTAGTCGATAGCGAGTTGGACCTCTTGCACGTTGTAATCCGCTTTGGCCGCCCGGACGAGGTTGAGCTTTTGCTCCCATGCTTCCTCCGGGGAGTCATAAAGGTTGGCCCGCACGTAGCTAACGGTGCCATCATAGAGGAAGTATTTGATGGTCCCATCCGGGAACCGACAATAGCCAGTTGAGCGGCTCATACCATTGGCCCCCTCCCGGCGGCTAGGATGCGGACGCGCTGGGAGAGTGTTAGCTCCTCCCGCTCCCCAACGCCCTCCGGCCCGTTGGTTGGGATGTTGACAGCATCAAGAATCTCCCCGGCAATGCGGGCTTCCATTTGGGCATCGTTGAGGGCAACCGTTGTGGCAAAGGCCAACCCACCCTCGGCATCCAATGCCCCCACAACCTGCCGAACAAGGTCGGTGACCTCAAGGTAGCAAGTATGGACATCGCGGCGAGCCCCACCGCCTTGTTGCCATGCGAAGTCATGCACCGCCCGCTTGGCCGCTGGGGGAATGTTAGCAAGGGAATTATCCTCCTCGCATGCGGCCTCGAACTCCAACCGGAGCCGGGCCTCATCCTCCACGATGAGTTGGATTTGGTCCTTAGCCCATTCCGCCGTCTTGTCGGCTGCCGCCCGGAAGGCCGCATCCCTCTGGTCTTTGGTCAGGGGGGTGTTGTTGATTTCGTGGATCAGTTGTTCCCGGTGCTTCTCTTTTTCGGCCTTGGAAGGGTGGGGGATTTTGGTAGCAAATAGGTCGTAGTTCATGGCTGCCCCGAACCTAACGCTTAACCCTTTAATTGGCAACCGATTTCTTCCCCGCTGCAACTTGTTGCACTAGAATAGGCTCTCATCCGGGTGGCTATTGGCCAACTCTTCCCGCGTGGTTTGGCGGGATGGCCGGTTGTTGGCGCTGGTTGGCCTTGCTGTGCCCCCCGGTTGTCGGCTGCGCCCGCTGGGCCGCGTGGAGCCCGGTTTGGGTTGCTTGGTCCCGTTGCGGTTGGAACCCACAAGGGTTTCCCAGCCGATGGAGACAGCATCAATTTGGTCATCGTGTTCGCCTTCGGGGAACATCTCAAGCTCGGCGAGGAAGTCCTTATTCCATGGAGCCCGGACAAGGTAAACGCTGCCCGCCTCGACCTTGTTAAGCCATGGCAGGGCTCGGGCCAACTTGCCGCCCCTTGGGGGGTTCTTGGCGCGAACAACCACCCTGCCTAGCAACGTGGCGTGGAGGTCTTGCGCTGGGGCAAGGAACCCGGCTACCGCTTCGATGGATAGACGGAGCACGCCCTCATCAATCTCCGACTCGGCTTTGTCTAAAATAATCTTGCGGTTCTTAACCCATGTCCCCCGGTTGCGGAACATGTCAACGATGTAAAGTTTGTCTTGGTCCGGGTCATAACACATCCGAGCCCCGGCGGTGTAATCGCTGGTCTGCTTCTCGGTTAGTGCCAAATCCCAAGCCCGCACATGGTCCAACTCAATGGGGACGAACTCCCGGTTGATATACTTGATTTTGGTCAAGTCAACCTGCCCGGAACCCGCCGCCTTTGGCCGCCCTTGGTATTGGGAGGCCCATTCGTAATCCGGTTGGGTTGCCCGCTTGCCCTTGAGGAACTTGGCGGTTCGGACCTCCGGGAATAGAGCGTCCCCAACCTTGCGGTGCAGGGGGTCATTCTCAGCATCCTCACAGATGGCCGGGAGGTTGGTGACCTCAAAGACTTCATCCTCCGCGCTGTCCGCCGTGAGTTGGGCAACCTTGTCCTCGCTTGTGAGTTTGCCAATAAGGTCATCCGGGTGCCACCGGGTTGCCACGATGAAGATGGTTGCATCGGGGGCAAGGCGGGTAACGCAATCGGCATAATACCAACTCTCTACCTTGTCCCGGTAGGTCTTGCTCTCCGCTTCCTCGCGCCCGCTGTGTGGGTCATCAATAACCAGCCAATCAACCCGCCGCCCGGTTAGCTTGGTGCCCGTGGACTTGGCCACAATGCCCCCGCCGTCCTCAAGCTCCCATTCATCCATCCGGTTACAATCGTCCCGGATTTTCCGTCCGGGGAAGATCATCAAGTAGAGGGGGCTGCTAATGACATCGCGGATTTCGCGGGAAAACTTGTAAAGCAGGGTGTTGGAGAACCCCGTTATGGCAATCTGGATTCCGGGGGTATGCCCGAGAAGCCATGCGATGGCATAAGTTGACAGGATATAGCTCTTGCCATGCTGTGGGGGCACGGAAACGGATTGCCGCTTGCCTTTAACCCCATCGACAACATCTTGGATGAGTTGGATGAGGTAGCGATGAAGCGCCCCCAACACAATCTTCCCACCCGGCGGGTTGAATAGCAGGAAAAACGTCAAGAAGTCCGTTTGGGCCTTCGTAACGGCTGCATTGAGCCCCGCCTCATAGTCGCTTGGGGTTAGCCCAAACTCGTTGTCAAGACCTTGGCTGTTCGTCGGATACGTTGGCTTCATCTTCCACCTCCTCCTTTGGGGCGAACACCATGGAAATAATCCGCGCCAAGGCGGTGGGGGCTACCTCGTTGGCCATATCCGGGAATTTATGGACCGCCTCGATTGGGATGGGCAATGCGCCCGGCGTGCCACCAACCTCAACCCGTTGGCAATAGCCCCGGTGCCTCCCCTTGGTGGAGAGGTAAAAGATGATCGACTTCTCCTTGCCCTCCTTGATGTTGGTCAAGAGTTTGCGCTCAACGTAATCGACTTGGAAGTTAATGACATCATCCACCTCCTTGGCAAAATCCGGGTCATTGGCAACCCAATAATAGAAGGTCCGCCGGGACACACTCGCCGCCTTGCACGCATAGCTCACCACGCCGAGTTGCTCCTCAAGTTGGTGGATCACGGCCAACTTGCGAGGATCAGATATTGCGGTGGTATGGGCCTCGGGTTTATCCCCAAGGTCGATGTCCCTTATGCGGGAGCGTGTGCGGGCTGTAACGGGAGTGGTCATGGCGTCTATTCCTTAAATCTCTGCTCCGGCGGGCATCTCGCCAAATTGGCAATCGCTGCCAAGTTTTGCAACCGCCCGGTGCCAATCGCCTTTCAAGAAGACGAGGACGTTTTGGTGGGTCTTGCCGATCTTCCGGCCCCCGGCAAACTGCCGCCCCGCCCGCACCGGCAAGGAGCCGAGTGAAGTAACAAGGATGGACTCGTTGTAATAGGATAGCCCGGCCTCCACAAAGGCATTGACCGTATCACCCACAAAGTTGTAGTAGGAGCCGTCCTTGCGTCGGACTTCCCCAATGACAAAGCATGCAAAGGAGTCCGGCTTGAGCATCCGGCAACTGGCCGCGATGATGCCCTTATAGGCAACCCGGAAGGCATCATAGTTCTCCGCTGCAATGGCACTCAGGTCCCTTGCATCTTCGCTATAAACTTCGAGGTCCGCATAGGGCGGGCAGCTAAAGAGGAAGTCGTATTCCCCCGGTGCAACCGTTTCGATATTCAAACTATCCCCAGCAACCCAATGAGGGATGACAGCGGGGGGTTGCGTGCCCTTTTGTGGGGCGGGTTGGGAGCCCGGAACAACGCCGTGCTTGATGGCATCATTATCCACCAGTTTTGCATAGTTGGCATCGCTGACATAGGCGGTGAGGTCCCCCCCGCCAGCTTCCAAATGCTCGCAAATCCGGGCTGATTCGGTGGCCCCAAAGATGAGGTCAAGGGATGCCCGGAAGGCAACATAGGCCGGAAGTTGTGGGCCTTGGTTGTAGCATTTCAGGGACTTGTAACGGTTCCTTACGATAAGGGTTCCATTGGAGTTGAGTGTGAACGGGGAGGCGATGCAGCCAAAGGGTTTATCGGGTGTGAAGTGGATTCCACAAAGGTTCACCTCGTTCTTAAAGGGGCACCTCTTCTCCCCAGCGCGGGGTTGCAGCAAACCGGCCAAAACCACACCGCCCCGAGCAGCAATGGCGGGTTCCTCCGTTGGGTGGACGGTAATGATTGTGCCCGTTGGGCTTGTGCTGCTTTGGCAGCATGAGGCGTGGCAGGTTGTGCGGATATACTCGGGATCACACCCATTGAAAGGAAGCCGGGCCATAGCCGAACTGATCCTTACTTCCCGCAAACCACTTGTGTTTTGGATGGCGTCCACACTTGGGAGGCTGGCCAGTCGGTTGAAAATCTCTTCGGCCTGTTGGGTGTTTGCCGCAACTTGGTCCTCCCGGAGATCGACCCCGGTGTATTGGTAGCCAAGCACGCCAGCAACAATGCCGCGAACGCTGCCCCCCGCAAAGCAATCAAGGACCTTGCCGCCCGGCGGGCAATACCAACGGTAAGAGAGTTCACAAAGCACCGGGTCAAAGATGCTTGTGCCATTCATCCCATCGGCGCTGGCCGCCAGAATCTTTTGGCTAACCGGGTCCAGTGATTCGACGGGTTTATCCCCGGCCACCCATGTCAGACGGCCCTTGTTGCTTTCTGCGGGTGCAACTTGTTGCACTTCTGGTTGTTCGCTCATAAAAATTCCTGTTGCCAATGATTTGGTTAAACGCTATGACTCCGATATGCCACGCACCGAGCCACAAAAAAAGGTTGAAATACTTGCCGAAATGATGAATACGGGCGATTGGCACTCCGCGCTCCGGTTGGCCGCCAGTTGGCCCAAACTCGGAGAGCATGAGAAAGCAATCCGCCAAGGGTGGGCTGCCAAGAGCAACCCGGCCCTCTACCTCCAAATGCACAAGGACCCGGACGCTTTGGTTGCGGCTGGGGTTGCGGCTTTGAAGGAGCGTTACGCATCATACTTCAAAGGTTAGGCGGCTGACTTGGCCGCCGTGCCGGGGATTGCCTTGCCGGTGCCCGTTCCGCGTGCGCGGGACTTCTTGTAATTCGTTGCTGGTAGCGGGCTCCCGCATACCGTTGCGTTGGCCTTGCGCCCACGGCTCTTGTCCTTCATCAACTTGTTGAGGCCCGCTTGTGCCCCGCCGCCGAATAGCAAGGCCCCCGTTTTCGATGCACCCGCCGGGGCCGCACCGCCCGCATAGTTACCACCCAAATGGAACCCATCAGAACCACCGGAAAGGAGGGCCTCCCCCCGTCCGAGTTCCGACCTGATGCCAATGGACAACCATGTGCGCTTCCGGTCTTGCCAATAGCCCTGCCGGGCGTCCAGCACCGAGAAAGGTGGCACACCAAAGCGGGAGGCAAGGGTTGTGAGGGCGACGGTGGTTTCTGCATCGGTTGGGGTGCTCCCCCCGGAGGGTGCCGGGTCAACCGGGTTGAAGGTAGGCAACTCCTCCTCCGTAAAGCCGGTCAACTCCATGTCGAAGGCTGGAAAATTATCGTGGATTTCACTGAACAACCCGGAGAGGTCCCCCTCATCCATGGAACTAAGTTCAGCGATGCGGTTGTCCGCAACCATGTCCGCCCATTCGCTCGCCTCGTTGATATAGTCTTGGAAATCGACGGGGACTTGGGTTAGGCCCAACTTCCGGGCCGCCGCTAACCGGCCATGACCCTTGATGACAAATCCGCTGCGGTTGGATACGACAACCGGGTTACGCCAACCCTGCGCGAGAATGATCTTGGCCAGCAATTCAATCTGCTTGTCCGGGTGCCCGTTTGGGTTGCGCGGGTTGGGTATGACCCCCTCAATAGGTTGGAGGGAGGTGTGGGCGCAATAGACGCTCACTTTGCCATCAATGACCGCGAGGGCATGAGGTGCCGGTGCGGGGGGTGGCGTGGTTGGCGCGATGCGAGTTCGTGTTCGGACGGGCGTATTCACCCTGCCTGTTTATCATGGGGCTATATCAAGGTCAACTCCCTTTGCACACTTTGGGTCCTTTTCCCGCTATCTGCGCAGCCCATGGGCACAATTACCTTAGTGGGGGCCGCCGGTTTCTTCTGCACAGTGGACCCATTGGCAGCCATTAAATCGCGGGGGAGGAGGTCAAGTTGGCGGGTCCCAAGGACATTGTAGCGTTGCCGGTAGGCATGCCAGATGATGGATTGGGCTTGGTGGCCTTTGAGCCCATGGTTGATGGCAATAGAGCGCACGGCCAATTCAATCTCATGGTAAAGGCGGGGGTTCATGCTGGCCGCCCTCGTCCTATCGGTTACGGCGTCCCCCTTGCCTTTGTGGCCGGTTACGCGCCCGCGCTGCCCATGCCACGCCCAATACATGTGGCCGTCAACGGTCACCGGCTCGGGGTTGTCTGGGAAGGAGATGTTGAGGTAAAAGTTGCGGGTCTTGAGGGCAATGATTTCATCCAGCGGGTCGGCCCCTTTGACGATGGCCCATGCTTTGCGCTTGTTGTGCCCATAGGTCGAAACCGTGAAGTCATCTATGCCGAGGCCCATGCTTGACGCTTCGAGCATCTTGCGGGCGTCCCGGATGTTTCCTATGTAATCATTGTTCGGGGATAGGGAGGAAAAGACGGCTGCGGCAATGGGCAAGGTCACCCCATTCTCTTGTGCGAGGTCGCGCATGATACCGTGATACCGATAGAACGCTTGGCCAAACTCCTTCCGCTCGGCATCCGTTGCCCGGCCAAACAAGGCATAAAGGTTGTCAATGTTGCCCTTCATTCTGCCCTCCACATTCTTTCGTATGGGCGGCCACGGAACCCATTGGGCTGCACCTTCCTTGGCTCCCTTTGCCAAACCAGCTTGATGCCAAGTTTGCGGGCCACCGCCCTAACCGCATTCGCACCGGGGTAGCCAACCACGAAGCAATCACCCGGCCCCAACTTGCCGAGGAAGGCAACCCATGGGCTTGGGGGGTTTGGCCGCCGGGTTGGTTTGCGGGGCAACTTGGGGGGTGGCATCGGCACCCCTTTGACTATGGCTGGTTCGGCGAATTGTCTTTGCATAGGTTCTGCAACTTGTTGCAGCGACTTCGGAGGTTAGCCTTTAACCTTGTCATTGGCAATAAAAACGAGACAAAAAAGCGGCTGGGCCATGACAGCAACCCAACCGCTTATCCCCTTTTCCTGAGAAATTTATTTGTGCTAACTGCGAGTGAGGAGTGTGCCAATTAGAAGGACCCTATGCTTGCATCGGGGGCAATCATTACCGGGTTCGTCCTCCGGGACAGCCATCGGGAAGGAACAATAAGGGCATAGGCCGCTTCGGTCAAATCGTTTAACAAGCCATTCCACCAAGGCCGCCGGGATGGCGAGGATGAATGCCATAATCCCAAAAACTGCAAAGATGCCGGTAAGGCAAAGGACCATCCCCAAAAAGAGGTAGATCATAAAGGTTACGCCGGGGGTTGTTTCCCTCCAAACCCTTCTTGTGGGCATGCAATACTGGTCGTTTGGCATATAGGAGTCTCCTAGTTCTTGCATGGGGTGGGTGTCGGTCAAGGCGGGCCAAATCATGCAAGGGACTGGCCCGCCCCCGCTTGCAACGCAAGCAAACCAAACTTTAATGAACCGCTCTTGTGCGAGTTCTGGCGACCGTTGGGGCCGCGACTTCAATACCGTTAAGGGCCGCAACGGGGACTTCCCCGGCGAGGTCAACGGGTGGCAATGGGCTGCCCGGCTGCACGTAAAAGAGGGCAGAAATCTCGGAGGCCGCATTGGCTACGAGGTTGTTGACCTGCCGCTTTAACGCCCGGACCAAATGGAGGGCCTGAACCGCGTTTGCCTTGGTTGAGAACCATGCCGCAATGTGGTCCCCATTGATTGCACTCGTCCGCACCTTCACCTCATGGCCGAGGGGCAAGGCAACCGGGCGAATGGATAACTTCTTGGTGCCTACAACTTCCGTCACTTCATAGGCCGCTTCCTCATAATAGAGGGAGTTTCGTGGGCATCCCTGCTCAAAGAAGATGCAAAACTTTCCTACGAGTTTGTCCGCTGTGTTCGTTTCGCTCATTTGTGTTTGTTGGCTTTTGTTGGTCGGAAGGTGGTTGGCGTGCCCGGAATTTATACCGGCTGTTTCACCCAACCACCCCCCGAAATTATTACGCCGTGGCGGTAGCGGTTTCAGCAACCTCAACGGCCTGAACATCGTCGGCCTCCACTTCGCCAACCGTCACGCCGTATTTGGTGTTGACGTAGGCGAGCATCTGCTCAAGGGGCATATCAACCCCGGCCTGTGCGGACATCCATTCCGTCATAATATAGTCGAGGGCCGCATTGGGGTCTTCGCTATCAATGGCCTGTTTTGCGGTGTCGAGGGCGGCTTGGAGGGTGTCGGCCTTGTCTTGGAAAAACACGAACTTGAAAGCCACCTTTTTGGCTTTTGCCCCGCTTGTGCCGGTGCCATCCCCGCCCGCTGAAACACTGGTTTCCTCAATCTTGGCCTTGAGGTCGTCGATGTTGTGGCCGGTTGCAAAGTCGAGCAGCAACTCGGAGTCCTTGATGGTGCCACCTGCGCGGGCGATTTCCTTGGCCTTTGCCCAGCCAATGGTTGTGAGGCGTTTCTCGTCCAAGCCGAGGACGGAGAAATGCTTGTAAATTGCAATGAGGTAGCGGGCCTTGCGGGCCTTAACCCCGAGGTCCTTCTCAACATAATCCTCAAAGGCGGTGGCCCCTTGGTAGCGAGGCACGTTGCCCGCATCCGTGATGGTGAGGTAGTCCTTATGCTCGGCAATACGGTTCAACACCCCGCCGAGGGTAAAGTAGGTTTCGTCTGCGCGGGTGACCAACACGCGGGCCGCTTCGAGGGCGTCATGGCTGGTTGCCAATGCTGCGCGAACCGCTTCCGTGTCACCGGAAATAACCGCAGGGGTTTCAGTCGTTGCAGCCGGGGCCGCTGCGGGGGCTGCTGCGGCTGGCGCCGTCTTGGCCGCTTTGGGTGCCCGAACGGGTTTGGCCGGGACCGCAACGGGGGCGGTTTCAACCGGGGCTGCAACAACAGGTGCGGCTACGACCGGGGCGGCAACTACCGCTGCGGGGGCTGCTGCGGCTGGCGCTGCCTTCTTGGCTGCGGTCTTCTTAACCTTGGCTACCGGGGCTGCGGCTGGCGTTGCAACCGGGACTTCGGCAACCGGCTTGAGGTCGAGTTCGTCGAGGAAGCAAGTATCCTGCACCTTCTCGTCGGTTTCTAGGCATGCAATGAAACTGCCGTCCTCTTTACCGGCGGCAATCAACTTGAGGCGCTGGCCGGGTTGGAAGATGGGTTCGTTGTCGCCGAGGGATTCAGCATCGTATGCTTTGAAGGTTGCTAGGTCACCGATCTGGTATGCGTTTGTGCTCATTGTCGTATTTGGTTTTGTTTGGTTTGCGTTGCTTGCCGCGTTGGCTTGCATTGACATGTTTTAGGCGTTTAACCGCATAATTGGCAAGAGCAATTCACTAGAATCGTTTTGTCTCATGGATTATTACGGGTTCTAACTCGGACAATCCCCGATGTTCTCGGGGTTGTTTTAAGGATTTGCTCAACTTTTCCAACGGCTGTCGCTTGGATTGCCGTTGGGTCTTGCTGGAAGATAGCATGATATTCGCCCTTTGTCCCCATGGCTACTCCCACGGCGGCCAAGGCGAAAGCATCGGCGATATTGTTGTTTCGGAACTCCCGGCCCCACCGCTTGTAAATCTGGAGCATTACCTCATCCTTTTGGGAGTTGCCCTTGCCGGTGACGAATTGCTTGAGGCTGGTTGGCTGGACGGTATAGGCCGAAAGGTTATGGTCGGCGAGGCATAGGCGGGCAACCCCACCCCATTCCCCAATCGCCTCGCGCTTGTTCTTGGCCCCGAAAGCGTAGCCCTCTATGACAACGCGCTCAATGGGGTGCAACTTGTTGCAGCGGGCTATCAGGCCCGACAGTTGGCCCCGCAAATTGGCAAGGCGTTCAACCCCCATGAGTTTTCCGGGTTTGAGGACTCCCCCCTCTTCAATTCCGGGGGCGATAAAATACCACCCCGTCTCCGTAAGGGAGAGGTCTAAGCCGATGTTCATAATGCTACGCTCTGGAAAAACAATTCACGCAAGCCGCACATCCCCTTGCCATAGGGGAGGACGGTGTTAGGCAGGACGGATGTTTGGTTGGGAGTTGGCTTCCCTCAAGCGCCTGTTTCGCAATTCTGGCATTCTGCCACGCAAGGTCAAGCGAGTTCGTAACCTCCGGGGAGGTTGCATCAATGGAAAATTCATGGTAGGGCGACCCCTTGAATGAGTAGTCCTTGCAAACGTAAAGGATGATTACGTGGGGGTCAACCGGCACGGTCCCCCGCGCTGCCAGCATCTTGCGGTAAGAGCTTGCTTGGAAAATATGGTTAGGCACCGCCTTGGTTAGCAAGTCAAAGTCCTTCTTGTTCATGGACTTGATTTCCAAGACATGCAACCGGCCCGAAGCCATAAATATGAAGTCCGGGTGCCCCGCAACCTTGGCCTCATGGTCTATGAGTGTGAACTCATCGTAGTGGGTTGCTACATGGCCGCAACGGACGCAGATGGCGTTGGGGTTGAACATCCCCTCATATTTGACGCGCTTGCAAGGGCAACTCCATTCCCCAACGCACCCGATGTTTTGGAACCGGGCGAGCAACTGCTTGCGGACATGGGCCTCAATGCCCTTGCCAATGGCCCACAGAACCCGGTCACAACTCCGGGTGCTTTCATAGATATTGATCTCATCGCGGACGGCTACAACGTGCCGCCGGGGGCAAAACTCAAGCAGGGAGGAAACATGGATGTAATCACTTCCGATGCGGGTTGCATCAATCTCCGCATCTTGCGCGTGGAGGATGCTGGTTAGAAACCCGGAGGTCATTTCCGGGATGGCCGCAACCCCGGCGGTAACGGTTTGCCGGTGCGCGTGTTGGAGTAGGCCCCTAAGTAGCATTTCGGACCCCCCATGATTCCCCCGCCACTACCTTTGAGATGCAGCTAGGATTCACCCCAAGTTGGGTAGCTAACCTTTGGCGAAATCCGGGGGCTACCCGAGCACGCCCATGCAAAGCTGCCCGATAGGCTTCCCGTATAGTAGCAACGGCCCGTTCGGTGAGCTTGGAGAACCCATTACGGGAACCCCGGCAAGTTGTCCCATGCACCACCCGATCAGCTTGGTTCTCGCGCTTGGTGGCCCACCGAAGGTTATCGGCTCGGTTGTTTAACTTATTACCATCGTTGTGGGCAGCATCGTGCAGAGGGGTTGGCTTGGTGCCATGGAATGCAAGGCAGACCAACACGTTGACCCTTCGGCAGACCTTCTGCCCATTGAAGTAAAGCCCTACTGATTGGTAGCCGGTTGCCCGGTTGGTGTGGGGCGAAAGGAGGTGGTCTTTACGGCCCATTATGCGTCCATCCTCAAAAGCGAAGTAGCCATCATGGCCGGGTATAGGAAGTGGTTTCATCTGGTTCTTTGTAGGCCGAGCATCTCCAAAACGAAGACAGGGACCACGGCTATTTCACAATCCCGTTCACCATCCGGGTTGAGGAACTCAATGCAAAAGGCGGGCAATTCTCCTTGGGATGCAAGGGCGGCCTCCTCTATTTTCCGCACCAATTCGCGGGTGATTGAGAAACTCTTTTGGAGGGTGGTTTTGCACTCAATGCGGGCGTAGCCCTTTATGCGGACATCTCCCTTGACATCCCCGGCCCCGCTCCTTGGGGTTATAGTCCCCCCGATGCGCTTGGCACATTCCTTTTCCTGCTTTGGTGCCCGGCGGTGAGCGTTGCTCGGGAGCTTGTCGGCTTTTCGTTCTCGTAATCCCATGGCTGCAATATGTTGCACTAGAACGGCTCGTTGTCGGCTAATTGCCTACCCGCTCGTCGGGTTGCGCGTTCCTTGTTTTCTTTGGTAATGTTCTGAGTATTTGTGATGATTTGGAGGTTATCATAAACGTAGCCCTTGGTAGAGTCCTTTCGGTCAACATGGAGGCTGTTTGCCTCATGCCCCTTGCGCTCCATATAGCCCGTCCCCACAACCACATCCACAAACTGCTCAAGGGTTAGCTCAAAAGGTTTCTTCCGGTCCATGGCGCTGTTCCTCAGTTGGGAAAAGGCCGCTTTGACCGGGTAGCGTTCCCGCCACCGCCGCATCATGCACTTCGAGCAGACCTTATTGGCCCCGGCCCTTGTGTTGCGGCAGTAGCGGACTTGGCATAGCCGAGGGTTTTTGGTCCCCTCGGCCACAAAGTCGTAGCCCTCGGGCATGGCGGTTACCAACGGATCAAATGATTGTCCGGTGGGAGGTAGGGCATGCCCTTCGCCTCGCGGGTTAGCCCAATGATATGGCGCTTCAACTCAAGGAAGGCCACCGGCTCTTGGTAGAGAGCATCGCAAATCGCCGCTAAGTTGCCGAATTTCATGCCGTCGAACTCGTCGATGCACTCAACCCGCCAACTGGACCCACCGCCTTGGACAATGCCCATTTTCTTCGCAAAGGCCACAACGACCGGGGCATCAAGGAAGGTGCCCATGCCAAGCGGGTGCTCGGGGTCAACCACCATTTGGAACTCCCCGGCCCGGATGCTGGTCAACTTGGCCTTCGTAATTTTGAAGGTATGCTCATTAACCGAGACGCAATCCATGGCGGCCTTCTTGGCAGCCTCCTTTTGGGTTGCATCGGCGTCTTTGCCCTTGGCAGCCTCATTGGCCCCTACCTCCTTGTTTTTGAGTTCCACGCGGGTTGTCACCAAATACTTCAACTGGTTGCCGCCGGGGATGCTGCGGGGGTCACCGAACATCGTTATCTTGCTGCGGAACTGGTTGGCCAGCAAAACGGTAACCCAATGGCCCCGCTTGCGCTCCTTGACCCATGACTTGAGGATGTCCGAGCACATAAACCCAACGAGCCGGGCGAGTTCCGCCGGGGCCGCATTGTCGGCTGCCGAGCGGTCGCTTTGCTTTTGGGGGACAAGGGCGGGGATGGAATCGACCACAACCCCGCAAACCTCCCACGTATCGAGCATGGACTTAATCATGTCCACGGCGTCTTCCCCGCTTTCGGGTTGGAGGATTACAAGGCGTTGCAGGTCCACGCCATGCTTAACCGCCCAATCGCGGTCGAGGGTTGTTTCGGCATCAACCCAAACAACTACCTTGTCGGGGTGTTTCCGCTGCAACGATGCAACCACCCGAAGGAGCATAGTCGTTTTTCCACTGTTCTCCCAACCGTAAAACATTGCGCATTGGCCCTCACTAACCCCGCCCAATAGAGCGAGATCGAGAGTGAATGCCCCGGTTGAGACAAGATTAAACAATGGCAATTGAGTCCCTAAAAATACTGTTTTCGGCCCCTTCTTATCACGGATTTCCCCCATGATGGCCTCCAACTCGGTTTTCGGCTTTGCATCAACCGGCTCGGCAGCCTCACCCTTCTTGGCCTTGCCCTTGGCTTTGGGTTTGGCAAAGGCTGCATCCAATATGGCTTGCTGGCCGGGGGTGATGTTTGCCGATGGGACACTGACAATAATATCCGTCTTTTCAACGGGAGGGATATGGATGGCCGTGGCCGGAGCGCGGGAACGGGAACGCACGGCGATGGTCGGCGTGGGAGATGTTGTCATGGTTGGAAAAGGGGGTGAGGGTTAGATGACGGGCAATTGATCCGTGGCCCCGGTTTGGATGCCAAGGGCAACGCCGAGTTCCCGGTTAATGAGGTCGTCAACCGTCCCGGAAATATGGGTGTAGGTTTCCTCAATAGCCGCATCGGTTGGGAGGCAAGGCATGCAGATTGAAACGTCCACGCGGACGGATTCAAACTTGATGGGGGTGGTTTTGGTCAGGCCCCCTTTCACGGTGACATAGGCCGGGTGCGGGCAATTCTCAAGGAGCCCGGCGTCCACCCGGTCGGTGTTATCCACCTGATCCATGACAACCCCGGACATCGTTGTTTCGCGGGAGGTGGATATGGACCCGGTGGCCCTTGTTCTGGTTCGTGCCGTGGTTGGCGGGATAGTTGTTGGCATGGGTGTTCTTTGGTTGGTTGGTGGGGCTTAAATTTCGCCCTTCATGTCGGCATTGAGTTGCTCAATTGTTGCCGTGTCGGTTTGCTGAAAGTGCATCTTGGCGGCTTGGTGGGCGGCCAAAGTGGTGATGAGCCGGGTGGCTTGTGGGAGGGTGTAAACGTAGGAACCGGATGCCCCTTTTTTATGCCCTTCTAGGAGGATGGTTGGCTTGGGGAACTGGCCCCGGCTGTGCCAACGGTAGAGGACCCAGCGGTGGTATTCGATGGCGGTTGCAAACTCTTGCACCGTAAGGGTTAGCCGCTGCTCCTTCTTGCGCCCGAGAATCACCTCCCGGACTTGGCCAAATGAGGCGAGGGTTGCAATGTTGCCCGCACATGAGCGAGGGGCTACTCCAACCCGCGCACGGTATTGGGTGCGGTTGCTTGCCCGGACCTCCTTTTGGTAGGTGGGGTCTTTAGCATACTGCTCCCGCCGCTTCTTGTTTCGGATGTCCTTTTTCGCTTGCTGGTTTGGGTCTTGCGTCGTGCTCATGGTCTTAAATTTTACTGGTCGATGATTGTTACATTGCATTGGCCGTAATCCCCCAACCGGGAAGCGCAGGATCGCACCATTTTGGCGTTCCCAATGTCCCGGATGGTAAACCAAACGGGGCGGGGCTTGTCCGGGTATGGGCGTCGGATTCGTCCAATGACTTGCTCACCCTCTGATCTTGGGGTCACATCAACCCCGGAGTCAAGACGAGGAATGTCTATTCCTTCCTTCATCATGCCATACGTGGCGAATATGATGGTTGCATGGGCTTTTACATGGTCCAAATGCTCGTCCTTAAAGGCAACCTTGCGAATGACCTTCTTCGTTTTGCCGTTTGGTTGCTCCTCCAATGACTCGGTTTCATAGGCCGAGACGAATAGGCCGAGGTCCTCCTCCGGGATGCCCGCTTGGATGCACATGACCATAAGGGCTTGGAGGTGGCCAACCCGGTCGCCAATAACCAGCGTGTAGCGGCCTTGCTCATAGAGGGGGCAAATGACATCCCCCACAATCATCTTGTTCCTATCCGAGTCCAATGCAATGAGGGAGAGCATGGTTGACAGGCCAAGGGTGCCCGGCAGTTTTTTGCGCTTGCGGCGGTAGTTGAGGACAAAGCAATCGCAAGCCAACGCCTCGGCCTCACTCGCAACCGCCGGGGGGCCAAAGTAGTCCAAGAACAACTTCTCACAGCCATCCTTGCGGTCGGGGGTTGCCGTCATAGCCAGCTTATACTTGGCGGGGAACTGGCGCATGCTGTGCGCGAATGAGCGGGCTCCTAGCCTATGGGCCTCATCCCATACGACCGTCCCAAAGCTCTCATAAAAATCAGCGGGCCACTTGCCCGGCTTCAAATTGTGGACGAGGCAAATCGTGATTGCCTTGCCTTTATATTTGGCCTTCCCGGACATGACGGTGCCTATGGCGTCCGGGGGCAAACCGAGGTGCAATGTTGCCTCCTCCTTCCATTGCTTCACAAGCCGCTTGGAGGGGACGATAACCAAAGCAGAGCGCCCGAGCCGTCCAATGGTGTTGAGGGCAACTACGGTCTTGCCTGTGCCCGTGTCGGCCTCGGCGAGCATGGTCCCGCGCATAGGCAACTCCCGGAGGATGTCCTCCATGAACTTCGCTTGCTTGGCGGGCTCCTTGACCTTGGGGTGGTAGGGGCTTGGGAATTGGGTGACGGTGATAGAGCGGCCATTGCAGGTGCCATAGTCCAAATACTGCAACTTGTTGCACCGCTTGAGCCACTCAAGGCCGAAGTGAATT